CGCGAATCCAAAGCAGCCAGTCGTCCGCGAATAGATGCGCACGCTCGGCACAGTTTCGTCCCGCAGTGTTTCCGGCAGCTCGTTGAAAGGTGTCGCCAAGATGCGGATGACACCGACGATCATGCGCTCGACCACGTCGGCATCGCTACCATGCAACGCTGCGTGCGCTTCAGCATAGGCAGGGATACCGATCTTGCTGAGGCCTACCGCCCAGTCACGCCACGAGAACTTGAAACTCTGATGTACGGCTGCGGTTCGCTTTGTTGTCAGGACGCGCGTCATGAACCGCAACCGCTTCTGGATCATGACCCCGTTGCCAATATGGACGCGCGACGTGAAGCTTGGTCGACCATCAGCGGCGTCAGCTCTTGCGTGCGTCAACGTGACACGCTCACTGCCCAGGAGTACTGGGCACGGCGGTAGTTCCTCATCGCAGGTCGTATCATCGCCAACTTGGAGCATCTTCACGTGGGCGGGAATGTCGTACCGACTTAAGATCACACTCACCATCATTATGCTATTGGCGATGAGCGTCCAGGCGTCACCTGACCCTAAACCACTTCCCATTGTGAACTCCGCGATGCGTTCCATGTCACGGAGGGTCCTACAGGACCGGATTTCGAGCACCGCCTCAGTGTACCCACGCCGCCTCGCCACCATCTCCATAAACTTCGTAAAGACGAGGACGTGGACGATTCCGTGACTGGAATCTTGCTCCTTCACGTCAAGCTCCCACGACTCGGCGAAATCGGCGAGGATAGTGTCGACGTCTTGCACGCGGTATCCAAGTGGCGAGTACTTGTTGGGCCGCAGGCTTCTCACCCAGGCATTGGTCAAGCACTTCGCGCCATCCAGAAACACGGCGAGCTGCGTCTTCGACATTGAAGCGACCGAAAGGATTTTGAGGTCGCCACCCATCTCCATGAGTTTCTTGCTCCCCTCGTTTTTGGGAAAGAATTCGGAGATGGAGGCGTCCGCGAAGTCGTAGCGTTCAGTGTCGAGGCCGAGTGCTTGGTCGCGGGTGAGCCGCGATATGCTGTCGACATCGAGTGCCGCGAGCGCGAGGAATCGCTCTTTGTCCAGGTATTGTGCCCAGATCTTTTGAATGATTGCCTCAGCGGCGACGTGGTGTTCCCGGCGAATCGTTTGGGGATGGGTCAGAC